GAGGGGGTACGCATGTTCTCTAAAAAAACCCCTTGTGAGCGTGAGCCCTTGCGACTGTTGCATGGCTTACAGCAGGAGACCATATTGCTGATCTCAATGGCTAACTCTGGTGCTTTGCTAACTGGAATGATGTGGTCGATAGTCATGTCCTTGCCTTCGTATCCACAGTAATAGCAAGTCCACCCATCATCAGCTAACTTGCGTAATCTGACCTCTTTGTACTTACGACTCAATCGAGGGTCATTGCGCTTTGTACTCATTGCCAACCCTTAACTCTTAGATGATGTAACGCCTTACAATAGTCAGGCTCATCATACTCTGTAATTCCATATCTATAGCTGACATAACGCCAATACCAATAGAACTGAACATCATCTGGCTTACCCTTTAGATACTTACTTCTACCTTGATAATAACCATGATGTGATCCATTAACTGCATATCTCTTAAATCGAGATTCTCTATAAACGATATCGTTATGACACTTCTCTTGTACTTCAGTTAATTGATAATCAGCTAATTCCTTAATGCTTTGAATAGGACCTATTGAGCCTTGTGTACTAGGTGCATTAGCAATAGATAGAGCTATCCCAATAGCGGCGGCTACCCCCCGAGCTACGCGCAGGCGGCTCGGTGTGAGCCCTTGATGGGCTCTAGCCTGTAGAGTACCGGATGTGTCAAGTACATTCATGCGTGGACTATCCTTTAATCTCATTATGTGAGATGTGAATTGCATCACATATACGTTGTTGAGCTATATCTACATACGATTCATCCATGTCAATACCAATGAACTTACGCCCAAGTAGCTTACAAGCTACGCCTGTTGTACCTGAGCCCATAAATGGATCGACAATCGTGTAATCATCTGGCAATATAGCAATGATGCGTTTCATAACTTCAAGTGGCATCTGGCAAGGATGAGCAGTCTTATCCTTTGAGACATTCTTTACTTGGTTAATCTCCCACCAGTCATAAAGCTTGGCTGTCTTGCCTTCTGCTATCCGTTTGGCTATGCGCTTGTCAGTTGGATTTTTGTATGGCTGCCCGTATTTAGTGAAGTCAGGCTTAACGCCAAAGAAGGCTATATCTCTGTGCTGTTTAGGAGTATTTGAGTTATATACCCAGCTCACTACTTTGTCTGGGAATTCTCCTACTTGGAAGGCTATCTTGTAGATTTCCTCTGGATAATGGATAACAACAAATGGTGCATATTGGAATACATCTCCCAGCATCTCGTAATACTGGTCTGAATCCATATTATCCGCGTAGCTGTTGTAGTGATAACCCACGTTAAATGGTGGGTCTGTGACGATAATGAACTTATCCTCTGTTGCTTTGATGCGCGGCAATTGCTCTAGACAATTACCTTGAATCAGTTGAATAGAACCCTGACCCTTTAAAGATGACGCTGGGTACACTTGAGTAAACCTTTCTCATTGACTCACCGCAGAACGGGCAGTCTAAATCGTGTGGTTCGGCAATGGCGAACTCTTGGTCATACCTCGAATTCGAGGCACATTTTTCATTGTTACATTCAAACTCATAGATTGGCATTACAAGTCCTGCACTTCACATCGACCAACTTCCATGATCCGCATTGTGCGCATCTCTCAGGCTCTAATTGTACAGAATCCTTCTGAATATCTCCGTAAATGGGAAGGAGTAGCTGCACCAAATCACCAAACCGCATGAAAGCAAGATACTCGGAAGCATCCTCACCCTGTCCATTCATACGACACACCACGAAAGGCAGCTCTTTACCACCTGCTCGCTTGGTTGCTTGACGCAGCCACTCCAATGGCTGGAACGCCGATCTAGCCTTAACCTCAACGTCGAACGGAACGTTGGTTATATCTTTCCCAGCCCCACGACCGACACCTGCGCTTCTCCACCATTGCGAGAGATAGGCTGCAACCACTCGCTCGGTTCGCAAGCCTCGGTCTTTTCTGTGTCGTGTCATGCACGACCAGCAGAGTTAACAGTTCCGCATTCCTCACATACCCATTCATGGAGTAAGTAGCGGCTTTTAATCTGTGCCCTTGTAGGGAACTTATTACATAACTGACATATTAGTTTGTAACCCAACTCCTCAAGCAGTTCAGCATTAGCCCGAAGGTTAGCTCTTTGTTCCTCGTTAGGAAATTGCTCCCATTCACCATCTTGGTTTAAGAACTGTATGTATCCCATTACTTTTTCACCTGCGGCTTCCATTGACCTGTTTCTTTGTCAATCTCATACCAGATAGGTTCACAACGCTCTGCATCGCCTTGTATCTGAGCCATGCACTTCCACATGCCCCAAGGCTTCGACCCTGACTTAGAGGTTCCTGTTTTCCAGACACGCGCACCATGAATGCAGCTCTCGTCTATCGGAGTGCCACCAAGGACAGCCTTCACCGTCTCTACAGCTTGCTCCATTGTTGTCACCGGTGCAGCAGTCTGGATTGTCCAAGGATCACTCTCTTTCTCTACAGGAACATATTGCTGAGAAGTCTCAGCCATCTTAGCCTTAACTTCATACAGTTTAGCCTTTACTTCTTGGTGAGCCTGAACCTTCTGCATATCCTCACGTGTTGGCTTCTTATCTGTATCAAGCACAAGGCTCAATGCTCTGCCTACTGCGCTAGTTACTGTGTCCTCGACATAGAACTTACGCATTGATTGCGGATAGGTCGATGCAACTCCGAAAGCGTAATCAACTCCTGCTGGCTGTGTGTCCTCATGCTCACGGTAAACCTCTGCCATTGCTAGGACTTCGCCCTTGCTGTTGTCAAGGCTAATAACCTTGGTGACAATTCTGCCACTCAAGTGCAACTTCTGGAACCTAGCAACACGATCTGCAACCGTCTCATAATCCTGTAGATTAAACATTATTCATTCTCCTCATCATTAGGGCAAGAACCGAAATAGAAACATGGACAAGATTCATCACACATAAAGGTCGTTCTCCTCAGTATGGAGCTGACCACTTATCGCAAAGTACGAGCAGCCATCGATGAAATTGTCTGGCTTTGGAGATTCCATTGACCTTGCGACTTTGACCAATGCCAGACACATCGCCACTTGATAATCAGTAACTGGCATTTCGAGGTATGCGCTCCAGAGTGCGGCTGTCCTTGACATATTGTCCGATGGGTGACCGTAATCAAGTCCTCGGTCTTGGATAGTAGCTCGCGCTTCGTTGAGAAAGTCTCTAGCATTCATCGATTCACCTTCATCTGGCGTTCACGATCCTCATAATGACGGCGGACAGCCATGCGACCTTCGACCTTGCCATCTGAGTTTCCTGCGTAATATCCCAATCCATAAGTGATGACTGAGAATAGAAAAGTCATTACATAAACATTCATTTCAAGCCCTTTCTGTTGTTGTTAGGGCAAGATTACATCAGGCGTATGAGACAGCCACCTTTTTTAGATAACGAAACGATAACGATTTGAGACGGATCCTCGTCATCAAAGTCAGGAATACCAATCTCACCGCACTCTGCCATAGACCTTGCCCTGCACGATAAAGGTGCCGTTCTTTTCGATGTTGATAATGTCCACCTGAACCGTAGAATTATGGACATACATGATCGCAAAGGCTTGCTGCCAATTAGCCGTTCCCTTGGTGTATGAGGCTTGTCTAAAGTCCATGAGATTGCCTACCTCAACTCCATGTAGAACACGCCCTAAACGCCCGCCAGAGGCTTCTGTGAAGGCGCTACGCCCTGCCCTGTGAGTATGTCCTGAAATGACGTTCTTGCCATGCCTACGGGCTGCCTCAAGGGCTGAGAGCCCACCCTGCTGCTTGATAGGCGTATGGTCTCCATGTACTGCAATCCAGTTAGGAGCAATGTTCATAGGATTCTTATGGAAGGTTATGCCAAGCTCGTCAAACTTCATGAACTTCTCAAAGCGCAGCTCTGGCAAGGATAGGAATGAGGGAATCTTTTTCATGATGATGTTGTACAAACGATCCGTATGATTAGATCTTATACAGTCAGTAACCCCTAGTTCCCATAGCAGATTTACGCAGCGATCTCTATCATCGCCAAGGCTCTGCTCGTAGGCTTGAGGTGTGCCTTCTGACCACTTGCTTATAGTCTGAAAGTCAATCTCGTCACCGATGGTTACGGTCTGGTCTGGCTTAAACTTCTGTAAGAATCTAGCTATGTTCTGAGTTAGGTGCGTGTCCTCAAAGGGAACTTGCAAGTCGCTCAGAATTACGATTCGCTTCATTAATCCTCGTCATCGTCATCGTAGGGTATGTTGTCGATTCGATTGGGAAGGTTAGGGATTAGCCAATCAGGGAAGGCTTCACGATCAGAGAGCAACCAGAAGGCATGAGTCTCTGAGAAACCAGCCTTGCGTAAGCTCTTATAGAATTCGTTAAGGGCTATCGCATAAGCATCGAGCGCGCTGTAAGTATCGAGGTCGATGACTGGTCGCTTCCTTGCCATGAGATAAGTGTTACTTACCTAACATCTCGATTATGGTATCGACACGCGTCTCTAATCGATTGACCTGATCCTTAATGCTTGAGCCACCGTTGGGCTTAAGTTCTGTCAGGTAATGCTTAATCATGAACTGAGTGTAAGTTGCCACGCCACCTAGAACTGTGATTACTCCTACAGCCCAAGCTGCGAGATCAACGGCGTTCACTTTTTAGGAGATGCGTAACCGAATACGCCAGCAACTAGAGAACCAAGGATTGAGCGATAGTCTAGAGCGAAGTTAGAGGTTGTACCCCAGACCGCTAGGAACGCTCCGATAGATACTATTGCAGGGTGCTTCATGTTCATGCTGTGCCGCCTATCATTGGGATATTAAAGAACGAGCCATCTGCATCGCCCTTCTGAGTGAAAGAGATATGGCAATGATGGTCATGCGGATTGATTCCAGAATACTTGCGCCAGCGCCACCCCATGCGAGGGGAAGCAATTTTTCCTGCGAATATGATGTAAGCAATGCGCTTGTCAGACTTTGCTGCGTGTCGAATCTGATCCGCAAGGTCAGGCATGAGGTCAGGCTTTTTCTTTCCAGATAAATCCCTGTCAATATCAATGGCTCTGACGATACCCTTTGAATCAGGATTGTGGTCAGAAGTACGCGTTGAATGACGGTAATCGCCAAGCCAGCCATCTGAGGTCTTATCTCTTGAACTGTAAGAATCATCTATTTGCAGCCTGAGCTGTTGTCCGGCTTTAGATAAACGGGGCGTGTTCTGCATTGTTGCACTCCCATTGTTTCTTGTCGTTCAGAGTCAATTCATCGTGTGCGCAAGGCGCAGGGGCAATAAAGGCATCATCAATTGGATCGTAGGTATAACCAACTCCTGCATAGTTATATCGAATCTTTCTATTGTAAGAAGTTCTTACGCAGGTCTGATCTCTAAATAAGCTGTACCAATTTTCAGGGCTCAATCCATCGATTAGCTCAGTTTCATCGATGCCTGTGATGACCTCTGTAACAATGTTGTTCTCATCTAAAAATGCGTAATGTGCCATTATGCCCAGCTCACATTTCCTGTGCCAGCAGTAATTGTTGTAACTTTGAATGACCCATCTGTACCAGTTGAACCAGTTAAACCAGCCCCTACTGTGATTGTAAGACTATTTGGGTAACGCAAGATAACAACGCCTGAACCGCCAGCGAAGCCATTGCCACCACCTGATGAAGCGCGAGCATCTCCACCTTTGCCAATGTTTACTGCGCTTGATGTGTTGCCTGATCTAAAGTAACCAGAGCCACCTGCACCACGAGTAACAGACGAACCTGTAATTGTTGAGGCTATACCAGAGCCACCAATACCTGCATCGCCGTTAGAACCTGAGTTAGCACTTGCAGGGTCTCCACCGACGCTACCAGCGCCACCGCCGCCAGCAGCGTTGTATGGTCCGCTTCCAACAGGAACAAGAGAGTTTCCGCCTTTATAACCTTGGTTTGCAGTACCGGCTGCGCCTGTTGCTGCGAGTGCACCAATATCCCATGAATGAGCGCCACCACCTGAACCACCAGTAGTTCCGCTTCCCTGAGATGGTGCAACACTTGCTGCGCTTCCGCCGCCACCACCATTTGAAGTTATGGTTGCAAATACAGAGTTGCTGCCTACTGATCCATTACCTACAACATTGGAATTCGCAGCTCCGCCGCCACCTACTGTTACTGTGTAATTGGTTGATAAAGTTAAATTAAATTTAGATTCAGCTGCTCCGCCGCCACCTGATGTTCCTACAGATGTGCGATATCCACCAGCTCCGCCGCCACCACCTGCGCCACCGCCGCCGCCTGCTAATACTAAAAATTCAGTATAAGGAAGCGGTGCTACCGCATCAAAAATTCCTGCTGTAATAGCGCCAATCATTATGCAATGCCACCTACGACATACCAAGTGTCTGTTGCTGTCTTAATGCAGACTGCTGTCTTGTACTGAGCCAAGGTAGGAGAAGCTGCTGTTGCTCCTGAGGAAAGAACTGTTGTTGTGCCTGAAGTAACTGCTGAGATTGTGACCGCTCCAGCGCCCTTATTAAGAACTGTGATTGCTGTGCCTACTGGGAAAGCTACAGAGGCATTGGTAGGAATCTTGAACGCTACGGCTGTTGCCTTGTTCATAGGCACTAAGGTCTGATATGCGTCATCGAGGACTGCTGTGTAATCTGCTGTCTGATCTGCATCGACTGTAAAGGCTACTAGCCCGTTGAACATTGCGGCGGTGAGGATATCACCAGTTGTTGCCGGAAAGCCTGTTGCCATTATTTATCTCCTAGTAAGTCATTGCACTCACGCCAATTATACCGCGTTCTGTGCTTCCTATGATGAATCCATCGACGATGGGTTCAAGTGTTGTAACTGTCACCTGCATTGCGTTGGGGCTAATCTCCCACTTCAATCCCTGCACTTGCAGGGTCTTAACAATAGTAGAGCCGTCAGGCTGGATATTTGAGATTCTGACATTGGTGAAGTAATCCAAGCCAATCATCGTATCTGTTGGAACTGCTGGGTCTAATAGATCAACGGTCATAGCGTCAATGCGGATAGTGGTCTCAGCTCTAGTTGCCACATAAGTTGCAGCAATATTAAGGGCGCTGACATCAGTATCAACAACTAAGTCTTGAGCCGAGTATTGGTGCTGGAAATATTTAATAGCGCTGTCAGAATTGATATATACCTGTGCCGCACCGCCTACGCGCTGCATACTAGCCTTATTGATAATGAGCTTGTCATCAAAGGCGAAAACTAAATTCTTGTATGGAATATCGCCGGTCTGATTAAACTCGATGGGAGTGCCAGAGATTGATGAGGCTACCTGATGGCGGCTCTTAAAGATTGCGGTGCCAGCGCCATCGATGTAGAACGCTCCTATTCCCTCTGATAGTTCTACATTCTTGATTGCATCGAGCGAAGTTCTAAGCGTTGCTGGGTCTGCCTGACATAGAGAATTGCCAGTAGCAATAGTTCTCATACTTGCTGGGAATTCCACTTGGTCAAGAATCTTGCCTATTCGTGTGCCGGTGCTTTGTCCTGCGCCTGAGTCTGCAACAGTTGTTACCTGTGCAAGATTGAACAAGCGGAAAGCATCGGCTGCATAGATATCTACATAGCCGACATTCTCAGCCTGATCGTAGAAGTAGCGATACTCAGTTGTATAGCCTGAAAACAGGAATTCCTGCGCTGTGGCTGTCGTAGCTGATACGCGTATCTTGCGCAACGGAACTAAGAATGGGTAATAGATAGAGTTTACATTCTGAGGATTCCATGACCCATCATTGTCAAAGACTCTAATAACGGCTGTGCCAGCCTGATAAGTATCAGACTGGACATTGCGCCCGTTGTCAATGCTTATGCTACGAACAATAGGCGTAAGATCAACAATGGGAGTAACAACTGTAGAAGCTCCCAGTTGGCTTACTCCTAAAATTCCATTTTTAGAATCACCAATAGTAAAGGGATAACCAAAGGTAGCACCTGATGAGAAATCAAAGGATACCGAGATGTTAGCTGGCAGCGCCATGGCTATCGACCAGTTCTATTTACTGATGAACCTATGCCTGATAGAGATGAATCCTGTAATGCTGAGGCTACTGCCTTGCCATCAATCTGAACAACGATGCTTCCGGCTTGTCCGAATGGTGTACCGATGTAACCAGATCCATTACCGCCAGCCTGACCGAATGGTGTGCCTAGTTGTTTGATAGCGGCTGCCTCTTTTGATGATCCTGCCTGTCCGAAAAATGTGCCTACAACGCTAGAAGCGGCGTTAGGAGTGACGTTAGTAGGAGTTACTGGCGCTGTGCCACTTGCACCACCTGTAAGAACTGCTGCTGCTTTCTTTGCTAATCCGTTAAGGTATTCGTCAAGATAAGCGAATGGGTTGCGAGCATCTGGAAGGGTCTGCCATAACTTGTAAAGATTGCCTGTTGCATCTTGTGAATCAAGAATCTTTTTAGTTAGACTGGTTGCGATAGCTTCATTACCATTAAGTAAGGCTAACTGAGCTTTAAGTCGCGTTTCCTCATCTTTTGATAAGTTTCCTTGAAGGGCTGCAATAATGCCAATCTGCTCTAAGTCAAAGATTGAGCTAGCCTTCTTGAGTGCTGCTTGCTTTTTCTGCTCTGCTGTAAGTGCCTTTGTTGCTTTAATCTGCTTGTTCTGCATTGCTGCCAATTCCTTGGCTCGCTTGGCTGCGTCGGCTTCTGCCTTCCGCTGCTGCGCTGTGCGCTGCGCTGTACCTGCTGGTGACTTAGATCGATTAGTGCTTGGCTCATCAGTAAAAAGGTTGCCGATTAAACCCTTTTCGCCACCAATGAGGCGACCAATATCTTGTCTGACTTTGTAATACTTAACTAAAGCTGCAACTGCTGTTCCAACTAATCCGGTTAAAGTGTTTATTGCTTTAGCAAAGTTATCAATTGTTTTAACTGCATCGCTGGCATCTGAGCCGCCGCCAATCTTTGCAAAAGCATCTACGAGCCCTTCTCCGATTGTCTCCTGTGCGCGACCTGTTGCTGTTGTGAGGACTTCCATCTTGTAAGAGGTTGTATCAAGATAAGCCTGTGCTGAACCGGCTGAACGGGCAAGCATGATGCCTAGAATCTCGTTGAATGACTTAGTTGTAATCTCAGCTCTAGTTAAGCCTGTGTTGTACTTAATCAAGCCTCTAGTGATACCTACATAGCCCTTACCTAAATCGGTTGCAACTGTGGCTAAATCTACGCCGCTTGCTCGGCTAATCTGAATAGCGTTGTTAAGCAGCTCTTGAGACTTGGTTAGTGATCCGGTTGTGGTTAATAAACCCTGAAAAGCAGGGCGCAAGACATCATCAGCAATTGCCGCGCTACGCTCTAGATTGTCAATAAAGGTTGTTACTTGTGCCTGAGAGAATGAAAGCCCAAGGTTATCTACTGCTGTCGCTAGCCGGTTAGCGGCTGCCTCGTCTGCTGCGAAAGCCTTGACTGCTGCCTTGCCATAGGAGACTAGGGCAGTTGTGCCAAGGGTTAAGCCAAGGTTTCTAAGTGTCTTGTTGAGCTTTGAGGCGGCTGTCTCAGCCTTCTTAAATCCACGAGTGTCTGCCTTTGACCCAATGGAGATAGTTTCTTGTACTGGTGCTGCCATTACGCTGCCTTTCCAATTCCTTTAGCAGCCTCTAACCTAAATTGAGTTATGGCTTTATCAATGGCTTTCATTGTTGCGCCTTCTGCTTTGCCCTGATCCTTAGCCCAAGCGCGATAGATGAGGCGACCTCGACCTTTAAGGCTAGATACAAGTGGTGGGAGATTCTTAATAAACTGCGCACCGGCTTTAGGGTTATTGGACTTGCTTACCTTGTTGCTGTTGCTTCCGGCTTTAGGACCAACCCAAGGCTGACCCTGATCGCCATTGCGACCAGCGCTCTCATAGATTGCACCAACTCGGCTTCTGTTCTCAATCCTTGCCATCGAGCTAAACCCATTAGAGTTAATCTTGCTTGGCGTTGTGCTAAAAGTAATTCCAGCTTTGATCGTAGAAGCATTGTATGTTGGGAATCTGCCTTCACTAAATGAACGCGCAGCCCAGCCACGCATCGGAGATGCGGCAGGAACGAATCCTTTTGCTTGCACAACAACAGGGCGCAAGATGGCTGAGATTTCTTTCTTTAAGGCTTTCTCAAGGTCAGGAGTAAAGCGACGCATTGCTTTGCGAAGGTCAGCGTTTCCGCGTATTTCGATTCGCATCGCTTCTCTCCTTCGCTATGTCCTTGAGGACTTCTATATGTGCCTTAAATGCTATAGCCGGTAATTCGACAATAGTGTGAAACGGAACTCCATACTCGTAACTCAAGCGAGCTGCGAGATAGGTGAGGGAGTTCCGATCTACCCTAAAGGGTCAGATTCCAACACTTCCACACTTTTCAGCGTTTCTAGAAACTGTTCCCCGAAAGGTTTAACCGTTTCACCCGAACGACGGATTGCTTCCCAACAGAGCCAATAGACATCAGATTGTTTCTGATCCTCTATGAGCGCTTTGTGAAAGCCTTTTTTGGCGTACTGCTCGAAGGCGTACTCAATAAGTGGAGTAATCTCGTACTCTGTTACTGAGTTGTCAGCCCTTGTTACCTTTAGCTTTGCCATGTTAGCCCCTTAATTAGTTGTTTAGAATGTACCTGTTGATGCAACAGCAATTGTACCTGAAACGGTAAATGTGATGCTCTGTGTGGACATGTCTCCAACTGCGCCGTTGATATCGGTTGTGTTGTTTACAAGGCAGGTTGCTGTGTACAGAGGGTTAGTCGCTGAGACTGCTGTTCCCTTAGCCTGTAGAAGCACGATTGGAACGTTAGTTCCCCATGCTGCCTGAAGTGTTGCAAGAACGTTAGCTGATGCTGTGTCGTTCAAGAAGTCGATTGTGATAGATGATGCCTCAAGACCCTTGACAAACTTGTGTCCTGAATCACCCATTGCTGTAACTTCAAGCTCATCGAATGAGCGGTTGATAGTTACTGAAGTAACGTGGTCGCTAAGATCAACTGAATTAACCTTTACGCCTACGTTGTTGCTCAGAAATACTGCCATTTAGGTTATTCCTCGTCTTTCTTAGTAGTTGGTTTTGTTTCTGCCTTTGGAGCGCCCTGACCGATTTTAATCAGGAACGCTTCGTTCTCTTTTTCCCATTGTGCTAAATCGGTCATGATTTAACTCCATTCCGTTAGGGTACTGATTGCAATGTCGCAAACCAGTAAATCTCCTGAAGCAATTGACAGAACGCTAGGAGCGCTTACGCTTCCCACGTTAAACACAATGCTTGAGGCATCTAGTAGCTGAAAGACTCGAACTATGTCCGCTTCGATGCCAGCGAGGTTACCCTCATTGTCTAGCAAAGGCACGAGAATCTGAAGCCGAAACATAGCCATTGGAGCGATAGAAGTTCTATCGTTATTGGTCGGAACGATATAAGGATCAGCCGGTGTGAGAATAATTGAGTTGGCAATAGGAGTGGCTGGTGGGTAAGCGAATACGCTGTACTTAGTGTTATCAGCCAGAGCTGCAACTATTGTGCTTCTAAGGGTTGTTATTGCTGGCATCAGCCCACCATAGAGTTAGGGCTCAAGTATGGTGCAATCAAGCCGCGAACGCGAGATACAAGCTGTGAGGACATAGAGTAAAGGTTTCCCATAGATCCGTCTGGGTTCATGCCGTTGCCTGAGTTAGTCTGACGAGCAGTCCAGATGGACACGCAGATCATAAGGCTTGCTTCTTGGATTGCTGGAATAGTTGTGTAATCGACATAAGTATCTGCTGCTACCTGTCCATAAGGATTGATTGGGTGATACTGGTTGTCGCTGGTGTGAGTTGTTGTGACAGTTATGCTTTTCTCACCAACTCCGGTGATTGTCTTTGTGCCGTTAAATTTAGTGCCGGATTTTGTGATTACAACCGATTGTCCTACATAGAACACATCTTGCACATAATCATTAAAATACAAAGTTCCTACTGTGCCAACATTGCTGTGGGCTACGGTAGGAGTCGTGTTAGTCCATAGAAAAGGCAACAATACTTCATCTCCAGCATCGCAGACAGATTGAAGCACGCTGTCAGCGTAGAGAGTTCCCACGCCTAGAGCGGTTCTTAATTCTGCAACAGTTGTGATGCTCATTGTAATCCTTTCTAAAGACTAGAGGGAGCTGCAAGGGCTCCGGCAACCCCCTCTAGCGACTTAGTTCAAGCTGATTAGGCTTGGTAGTTGTAGCGGTAAACTCCGCCGCCATCTTTCGCAACGTAAATTGCAAGGTATCCGTAAAGGTTGATTTCAACCTCACCAGATGTAAGAACGTTTACGCGGAGCTGTGTTGTTGGTGACTCCCATGTGTAAACTGATGAAGGTGCAATAAGGAACATTGAATCATCGCCTGTTCCTGTTGTAATATTGTGATCAACAATGAGGTTTGTACCAAGTACGTCACCAACAACTGATGTTGGGCGAGCTGAACCTGATGCGTTCATTGGTGAGGCTGCGTTGTAAAGCGCACGACCTGTTGTGTCAGCATAAGACATAATCTGACCCCATTGTGAAGGTGATGCTACAAGTGCTGATGCATAATCTCCACCTGTGTTGCCGTAAATCTTTGCAGCATTTACAGAAATAAATGACTGGAGAGCTGATGCTGATAAAGCTCGCCCATCATCTTGCTTTCCGCTTGCTGTCAAAGCAGAAATAAGAGCAGCATCTGTTGCCTTCTCGTATGCCTTGCGAAGTTCTGCCATAACGAGTTCCATGAACGCAGGTGATGAGCGATCAATCAACTCGAATGAGATGCGCTGTAAACCAGAGAACTTGTTGATAGTTACTGTGTCATAAGCAGAAGTCATGCCTGTTTCAGATGGTGCAACTCCTTCGTTTGTGTCTGCAACTGTTGGTGCAGTATTTGGTGAAGTTGATGCGTTGGTGTACATGCGAGGTACAGTAAATGAAAGTCCAGAATCAACTAATGCACCACGAGTCGAAGCGTTAAACGCTGGGCGACCTGTAAATGTATCAGTGATGAATGTGTTGAGGTGCTGTGGCAGTGTGAGACCAGTATTGGTTGTGCTGGAATCATCTGCTGCGCGAACTGTGCGGCGAGCTTCATCGTCTCCGAGTGCTGCCTTGATGTTTGCTTCTAGGTACTGCGCTGATGTAATTGGAGCTGTGCGCTCTTTTGTGTAGTGTGATGCTGCAACTGTTGGGCGAGCCGCTTCTACTGCCGCTGCTTCAACTGCTGGAGCTTCAACCGGAGTTGTGGTTTCTTCCACTTTTTCGGGCTCGCTTTCTGTTGTTTGTTCAGCAGGGATAACTTCCTCTGCTGCGATCTCTAGCACCTGAGCAGACTTGAAAGCCGGTTCAGTAACTAAAGAAACCTCTTTGAGACGTGCTGATGAGACAACAATGTGTCCATCGCGTGATGGCTTTGATGCGATTACTTCCGCACCAACTGAAAGACCTGAGACAAGTCCTTCTTGAGCCTGAATAAGAGCATCGTTTCCGCCTGTTGAGCGTGAGAGCTTGAAAGTTGCGTAGATTCCATCTGCGCGTGTTTCCGCAGCAATCATGCGACCTACAGGCTTTTTCATATCGTGCTGTGAAAGCAACTTAATCTTGGAGACGTCAGCAATGTCGATAGACCCTGCCTCAAACACAACGCCGCCCATATTAGTGTTGCCAATCTCGCCTGTACCCATTGGCACAATCTTGCCTGAGATCTCGCGGCGTTCCTCTGAACACTCGATTGATGATGCTTCGATTATTAGATGTTCCATTAACTTAGTCCTTCGCTTCCGTTAGGAGTTAAATCTGTCATTTCCATTGCTTGTTCTGGTGTAATCAAGCCAAGGGTGAGCATCTTTTCAATTACTTCAAGCTCTACCAATGGATCCTGCTTTAAGAATGTGTCATAGACTGCAAACCGAACTTCATGTCCATCGGTTGAGATGTCATTCATGGACAACCTTGCCTGAATTGCCTGAATGTAAGGCTCGATAGATAATGCAAAGAATTGCTTGCGCTCATCTTGAATATTTGAGTAAGTCATCGAAGTGTTAGCATCTGAACTTAGAAGGTAAGCAGGTACATTCATAGCGCGAGCAATCTCAGTTGATAATGACTGGATACTATCCGCGTAGAGCATCTCTTTAGGTGAGAATTGAACGGGCTGGAATTCTAGGGTGCTAGTGAGGTATGCCGTTGCGTTGTTCTGACGGCTACGCTTCCAAGCTGCAAGGAGTCCAGAGACTTCATTAGGTGGAAGGTCTGCGCCTGTATTCTTAAGGATACCTGAAGCCATCGGAGTAGCTGCTGAAGTGTGCATTGCCTTATTGACATCGATTGCTGCTTGGATCGTGCGACCAGCGCGCTCTAACACGCCCTCATCAAATCCTTGAATGGTAACAATGTCATTCATGGATATAGGAGCAGCATCTACATAATACTGAGTGACCATAATGCCCTCTAGGTCAGTTGTGAAAGTTACGCGAGAGTTAGCAATCCACTCAAAGGCTGCTGGTCGATTGTCCTCTTGATACCTATCGGTAATTCTGAGATATGAAACCCCATAAAATAGGAGACTGTCCACAATCCAATTTATAGTTATACATGAAGGCTGGTTTTTTGCTAGTTGATTGACCCAACGAGGAGCGCCAATCTTTTCGCCGGTTCGCTTATTGTAATACTCTAGAGGGATACCACCGATTACGCCCGTAATTAGGTTTCTGGCTCTAGCCACCGAGGCAACGGACATAGCATCTTTACGGGATACGCGCAAAGTCAAAGCGTTGTAAAGCGATGGTAGGTTCTCGCCCATAACTTGCGGCGCTAACTGTGCTTCTAATATCTGCGGCTTACGCGAAAAGAGACCCATAGAGGGCAATTATACACTACATGTAGGTCATTCTGAGTAGATAGCGGCTATCTGTTGTGGTTTGTTTAACATGTGTACAACCATCGCTGTAGAGATTGCGCCGGATACATCACCGGCACTCTTGCGTTTAACAATGCGCCATGACGAATCATTAGTCTTAGCTGCGCAGTTGTTCATCTGCTGAATCCAGTTCTCTTGACCGGCATGAACTAGGCGGTGAGCATTAAGAGCATCGTTTAGATCAGTACACGCCTGATAGAAGGCAGCCCCAGAGATATCCATAACTATCTGTCCAGCATTAGCAAGGCGGTCAGCTATAGATTGGCTGGTGTACTTGTCAAAGCAAATCTGTCGCGGTCTGTATAAATCTGCATGGGCTTTTATCTCGGCAGCAATCTTTAGATCATCAACGCTTACTTGGCTTTCCCAAGTCTGGAGTATTCCCACTCCGATGCGACCATCTGGGAGTATCTGACCAGCAACGAGGCTTGCATTACGGCGAGACGGACTGACATCGAAAGCAAAGACTGTATAGCCACCCGGCGGAATGGTAAGCGTGGAGTCGGAAGTATCCTCAAGCACTCCGTGAGCCCAAGGAGAGCTGAGAGAGTCGATCCATTGGCAGAGCAACTCAGTTCTAGTATTTTCAATCGGGCTTGTCGCAACTGCTTCCTCAAGGGCTTCCTCACTTATCGTATAGCCAAGTGCAGGGTTCGCTTGAGCCCAACCTTGGCGGTCTGTTATCTTGCAATATTGTGGAGCCGAGTATTCGTAGAAGCCGAATGACTTAGGTGGATTCTCTAACGCTCGTTCTCTCATTCCATTGAGGACAACTGAGAAAGCGTCTCCTGCATTTGAGGTAAGAAGCGTTTGAGAATTTGGGCGAGCTCTAGTCGTAGGGATAGCGGCTCGAAAGCCTTCCTCGTTGATCTCTCGGAGCTCGTCAATAAAGAGAAAGTCTGCAGTTCTGCCTCTAGATCCATCTCTAGTTGCTGCAACAACATCGAGCCTTCCGCCACCCAACAATTCAATAGACTCTGTACCGTTGGCGTACCTGATCTGTTTAACGAATCCCTTGAGGTGGTCATTGGTCTCCAATACTTGAGCGACTTGTCTGAAAGTGTCCAGAGCCATGCTTCGATTAGAGGACATGATAAGGACATTGCGGCTCTCCCACTTTAATAGGTGAGCCAAGATAAGCATACGAGCTAAATGGGTCTTTCCGTTCTGTCTAGCTATAAGCAGCAGGTTGGTCTTGCGAACCCACATATCATTCTTGTCCACAGTCAGCATATCTTTAAGGACATGCTCCTGCCAAGGCAATAAAGGCATGCCGATTATCTCGCAGAGATCCTTAACATCTTGCAGCTTCGTCTTGCCCTTGAGAGGTATCGATTGAAGCCTTGGTTTGGTTGCCCCTCGTAGGGCTTTGGAGCGTTTGGCTGCCATCGGGTTAATTCTGGACTGGTCGGGCTGTAAAAGGACTGTCTTGGTGCAAAACCGACTGTGTCGGAGAGAGATAGGCAGAAAATACAGGGGGGGTACGCATGTTCTCT